TTAGCGTGAGCTCCTGTACCTGAGAAGTCTGTATCAGCTTCGTTGTACATAGCTTCAGCGCCACCTTGTGAACCATACTTAGCTCTCATCGCGAAGATAAGACCTGTAGGACCAGTCATAGGCTGAACACCACAGATATCGTAAGCGATAAGGTTAGGAATAGCTCTTCTTACTAATGAGATCAAAATAGGGTCGTAACCAGCTGTTGGACCAGCTGCTGCATTTCCTGGAGATACACTTGCAGAGAAACCACCTGTACCAGCATCGTTGGCAGGTGCTTCTGAAAGAAGGCTTGTCATGTTTGCAGACAAGTCACCTGTTTCAGCAAGTGCTCTTTCAGTGTTTTCAAGAATAGTCGCAGTTACGGCTTTTCTATGTTGATCGTTAATTGGTGAAAAAGATTCGTGATCCAAAATTGGAGTCCACTTTTCCACTAAGGCTTGATAATTAGACATTTTTGTCTCCTTTATTTAATTAACGTTTATTATTAAAAAAAACCAATTTATTAATTATTCTTTTTTCTGTCGAGTGCTTCAACAAGAGCATTAATAGAAGCGTAATCAGAAGCTGGTTTTTTAACTTCCTGTTCTTCTAGAATAATTTCGTCTTCTTCGACTTCTTCTACTTTAGGTGCGGCAACTTTGCCTTCGCTAAAGAAAGATTCTTTGATTACTTGAAGATTATCTGCATAAGCTTCTAAATCTTCAACATCGAGTTTTTCAGAAAGTACTTTAAATCTTTCTTTTTGATTTTCAGAAAGACCTTCAGTCATTTCTTCGAAAACTCTTTCAGCTTTAATAGAAGAAATTGCTCTTTGAAGCTCAATGTTCTCGTTAACGAGTTCATTTGATTTCTCTTCTAAGTCTGAAACTTGTGTTTCCAAGTCAGCTACTACGTCGAATGTTTCGTCGTCAATAGTAACATTGTGTTCTGCGAAAAGAGTTTTAAGACCATTCATTAAAGACTCTGCCATTTCTACTTTAATGCCAGCTTCTACAGCGATCTTGTTCTCTTCCATCCACTCGCCAACTACGTAATCAAGATATTTGTCTACATTTTCAACAACATCTTTCATACGAGTTTCAATTGACTCGCTTAATTCTACTTCAAGCTTTTCTTCAAGCTCTGAACGAATAGCTTCTACTTGGGTTTTGACCTGTTCGTTTACTGCTGCTTCAAAAACAACTTCGATTTTGTTTTTGAATTCTTCAGAAAGTTCTTCTCCATCGATGATAGAAGCAATAGATTCTGCTACAACAACTTCTTCTACAGTTTCAGTTTCTTCTTCAACTGCATCTTCAGCGATTGCTACTTCTTCTGTTTCTACTTCTTCAGCTGTAGGAACTTTTTCTCCGGCCTTTTCTTGACCAGGAGTTTTTACGTCATGCTCTTTAGGCTTGTCGTCTTTTTTAGGCTTTCTGTTACCTTCACCACCCTCAGGGGCTTGAGGTGTAGGGACAGTTGAAATACCGTCGTCAGCAACGAATGTATTTTTGTCGTCTGCCATAATGTTTTCTCCTTTAATATGTTTTAGTACAAAATTAATCTGACTGCAAATTATTTATTAAAAAGTTATTTTCTCAAAGAACGAACGAATGTTGTAAACATTCTTGCTGCCGTTTCTTCATCAATTTTTCTTACCACTCGATTGATTTTTTTCTCAACTTCTTCTACAATCTCTTCGATTACCTGCTCAACTTCTTGAGCTCTCCAAGATGCAGAAGCAATGTCGTAGTAATACTCTCTATTCTCCATAATGCCGTTCACAAAAGCATTAGGAGCTGAAGGATCAGTTACAATATCAACTGTTGCTAAATGGAAATCCTTTTGAACTTCCATAACACCGTCCTTCAATTGCTTTACCGAGCCTAAACCTCTTGTTGAAACGCCGATTTTAACTCCTTCGTCAAGCAATGATTTAACAATTTCACCCATAGGAGTTGTTAAAATTTTTGCTTTACCGTAAAAGTCATTACCTTCACGTTTCATACTAGTGATCAAGTGAGAAACACGATCTCCGTTGATTGTTGGACCGTCAGGATGTCCTAATTCACCAAGAGATCTTTTTTGTTCAATGAAATCCTTTTGATAACGATTCATTTCACCTTCTAAAGTATCACTTGGGTAAATTCTTCCATTGCGGTTTTTGATATTACCTTGCATGAAGATACCTTCGATAAAATAATTCTTTTTACCGTCTTCTTTTGCTTCGGTAATAACTTCGCAAGTTTCGTTTACTTCAGTTATTAGTTTCATGTTTCTTACCCTATCTATAAATCTTTTAAATATTTATAACTTTAAGGAATACCATTAGCATTCCTATTATCATAGAAATTTTTTGATAGTTCTCCCCGCTCTGCGGTTTCTCCTACCTTTCTAACCTTTACATAGGTGTATTGAGCATTTCCACCTGTAGGAGTATATGTTCTTACTCCTAAAGCTGTAGTGCCATTAGCATCTGAATAAGTATCTGATGCTGTAGCGGCATTATCGTATTCCCAAATTCCGTTAGAACCGAGAACAGAAACCCATGCCATTATACACCTGCTGTTTTAGCAAAATCTAAAATTTCTTTAAACCCTTTTTCATCTCTCATGAAAATAGTTTGCATTTCTTCTTTGTTCTTTCTGTCTTTTAAACCTTTGAATAAATCATTTAAGAGCTTAGAATCTTGTGGAGTAACTCTTACTCTCTTTTTATTATTTAATTGCATAAACCCAGGCTTTACTACCACTGGTTTAAAAGCTGCTTCTTCAACGTTTTCTACTTCTTCTTTAAACTTTTGCTTATATTGAGATTTGAGTTGACTCATTAGAACATTTGCTTCGTCTTCATCTTTAACCATTCTAAAGATAATATCGCCACCATCATAATCAAAGAAACGCTCTACATCACGCTTTGATTTCATATTTTCTTTTTCGGCAGCTTTTCTTACTGCTGCACTAACAGCGGCTCTATCATAAGCTTCGGCTACTTTTCCTTTGCCGCCACAATGTGGACAATCTTCATCACATCCACAACCTTCTTTAGTAATTTCATTTCCGCAACATTCACATTTTTCTTCATGAAGAAGGCTTGCAATTTCTTCGTCAACAGACTCGTATGTTTCTTCCATATCATCGTCATCGACATCAATATCTTTTTCAGCTTCTGCTGCTTTCTTTGAACCTACTGCATAAGCATGTAATGATTTAACATTACCGAATACTTGTGCTAATTTATTTTGCCACCATTCTTCTGGATCTAAATCGTCTGTTGCTAAAAATTCCATAAGATCTTCTGCTGCATAACAGATATAATGAAGTTGCTTCATCATCATTGGAATTTCTTCTTGGGGACTTTCAAGAAGATCTTCTTCTGAAGTGATTTTGTTCATTAAATCTTTAAAAGAAACTTGAGTATTTTCTTTTCTTAATGCACCACCGCCAATATCTCTTGGCATTTTAAATGGCTTGTCTTGTTTTTCTAAATGAGGATCGTAATTAGTATCGCCTTCTTGATCGGCTGGTCTTGGTTTACGCTCTACACCTTCGATCTCACCTGTAAATTGACTATCAGGAGCGACTGGGTGTTTAATCAATTCGATCTTATGTAGATCTTTAAATTTCTTCTCGTCGCCACTTTTCGGCTGGGCGATTTCTGAGAGAATATCTTTAAAGTTTTTCATCGTTAAGTCCCTATTTTATTTGATATTATTTTTATTTATATTAAAATGGATTACCTGAGTCCATATCTTCGTCGCCTTCATCAGGTGCCGCCGCTTTTTCTGCTTCCATCTGATCCGTCATTTCATTAAATTCTTCTTCTGACATTTGAAGAACATTTCTTATTACCCATTCTCTTGAATAATATTTTCCAATTTGTTCTTCAACATCTCTAAGAGTATTTAATCTTTCTCTTAAAATTTCAGCATTTTTCAATTCGTCATAATAACTATCTCTAGCAAAATCATAACGAATATCATTTCTAATTTCATCGAACTCTTCAGGTGTTAAAATACCTTTAAGTACCAATTGTTTTTCTAGCATAATAGTAAATATCCAAGAAAAACGTGATCTGATACGTTTAATAAACTTTCCAAACTTTAACTCGTCTCTGGTAATTTCAGATGTTCTACCAAAGTTCGCCATTGTTTCAGGCTCTAAACGCGTTAAAGGTACTTTCAACGCTTTATATAATTTACGTTGAAAATACGTCATGTTTTCGTCGTTGCTTAAACCTTGAGCACTACCACCTGCTAATGTATCAACCTCTGTGGTACGCTCACCGCCTCGACGTGGGAACCAAAAGTCCTCAGTCATTGTCAACATTTTACGAGAATCTGTAATCTCACCTGTTGACGAATTATATTGAAGTTTATTCTTATGGCGAGTCATCATATCTCTAAGATATTGATCCGCCTTATTCTTAGGTAAATTACCTACATCAATATAAAAAATTCTTCTTTCAGGAGCTCTAGTCAATGTATAAATGACTGTTGCGTCCTCCAGCATTCTTAACTGATTCAATGGCTTAATTGCTGGATGTAAATGAGATAATACTAAACTATTATTCTCATTCATCAATCCTGAAGTAACTCTAGCAATAGAGTCCTTCGCAATCTTAAAACCAACAGTTGAACCGCTGACACTAGTTGCTCCAAATCCGTTTTCTGAATACATATAGTATTCATTTTTTACTTTCTTGACTGGAGCACCTGAATGCTTGTCTTTAACTTTCTTATCCATTTCTCGGATAAGTTTGAGCTTACGAGGATCACAATAACGTAATTCTTGTATGCCACCTTTTAAGTTCTCTGGATCGATGACGATATGATAGTTCAATCTACCATCGATATAGAACTTATAAAACATATCATAACCTTGGTTAGAAATATCTAATAAGGTTAAGATATTATGAAATTCATCAACAATTTTATCTTTAACTTTGTCTGGTAAATCTGTTTCTCCCAGACTAATGTCAACTACACTTTCATCTAATTCAATTGAAATGGCTTCGTTAACAATATCATCAACAGCTTGTGCAATTTCTGGTTGCAATGCCATCTGTCTGTA